GCATCAAAATTTTGTGGGTTTTCAGGGTTAGTAACATCACTGAAACAGTATGTATCGCAATCGGATTGTGTCCAAAAAGTTGTATAATTAGAATACTCTTGGCCAGTGACTTGCCAACCAAATATATTTTCCCAAATCCAGGTTACAGTTACGGGGCAGTAACATACTGGTTGTGGATCAGGAGTCCTGGTAGGAGTTACAGTAGGAGTCCTAGTAGGAGACACCGGTGGAGTATTCGTAGGTGTTGGAGTTGGAGTCAATGTCTGTGTAGGAGTATTTGTTGGTGTAATTGTCGGTGTTATAGGTGGTGTTCTAGTAGGAGTCCTAGTAGGAGACACCGGTGGAGTATTCGTAGGTGTTGGAGTTGGAGTCAATGTCTGTGTAGGAGTATTTGTTGGTGTAATTGTCGGAGTAGCCGTTGGAGTAGGAGTAGGTGTAACTGTCTGAGTAATCGTTGGAGTCAGAGTAGGTGAGCGTGTCGGTGTCGGCGATGCTGCTGGACTAGGTGTAATAGACCGTGTAGGTGTAACCGTAGGAGTAACAGTTGGTGTTGGTGATCTTGTAGGTGTAACCGTAGGAGTAACAGTTGGTGTTGGTGTTCTTGTAGGTGTAACAGAAGGAGTTATCGATCTTGTTGGAGTGACAGTTGGTGTTACCGTTGGAGTCACTGTAGTGGTAACAGTCGGTGTTGGTGTAACCGTAGCAGTCAGTGTAATAGTTGGAGTATTCGTTGGTGTTAACGTTGTGCTAGGTGTAGGAGTAGGTGTCAATGTTGGGGTAACAGTTGGTGTTGGCGTAACAGTTGGTGTAACGGTTCTCGTCGGCGAAGGTGATGGTGTGATTGTAGGAGTTGGAGTAGGTTCAATTACTAATCTAATTGTATCAACTACATTTTCAACTATAGTTCTTTCAATAATTTGTGCCTTGGTTAGGTCCAAACCATTTGATACAAACCTATACTCTGCTATAGTGGTGTTTTGTTCAATATCGTTTCTAGGGTTGTCCAATATTCTAAATATACGGTCACCTGTTCTCCATTTTTCATTAGATATGGATGGTTCAGGTATATGAAAAACTCCACAATCTATTCCTCTTGTTGATGCATACATTCTCTGAGTATTGTTTGATGACCATTTACTCTTAATATCACCAAGTGAATATATTGAATTTGGGCTAATCTTACTGAATGATGGAAAAACCTCAGCGGTTCTCGTAGCAGCATTGTAACTTAATATTTTTGAACTCTCACCGGCATTTGTTCCTGATACAATTGTAATAACATTGCCGGTATACAAATCTTCAATAGTATTATTAGCATCAGGAGCCAATATAATTGCAGTCGAATTGGAACCTGGCCCAACTACTCCAGAATAATGAATATAATTCTTAATGAAGCCATTTATTCGAGAAGTGTTGGTATATATCGGCATACCTCCGGAAATTGATTGTGAATTTGTTAGATCGGTTAGATATATTCTTGTATTTCCATCTAACTCATTTGTCTCAATTGCCAAAACATTGGCATTTGATCTACCTTGGCCACCATATATGGATAAAACTTCTCTGTTACCTGTACCTGTTAAAAGGCCGATAATATTTGGTTGCCTAGAAGATAATTCTAGAATGTTAGGTCGCTGAATATATTTATTAACCGGAACATCATCGAAATAATGAAACAATAATCTATAAGGTCTCAGACGATACCCAACAAATTCAATTTCCTGGCCACGCATATAAGGAATATACGACACATTGGTCAATACGTTGCCCAATGTTTTATCAACCGTAGTTGTATTTGTAACTACCGTAGTCGATTCTATGGTCCACGTGGCCATAGGTGGAACATAATTATTGGCCACCAGTTGTCTTGTAATTGTAGTAGGTAACGATGTATCTATTGCCATATTGTTCCGAAAGACCTTATCTCGATTGACTGTTTACAATGCTTTGATATACCTCAAATTTGGTAGTTTCGATTGAATTAGTATCTGTTACAATAATATCTGGATCAACATTGGTGCTCTTCCAAATATCTGCTTCAGGTAGTGTAACAATAGTTCCTCTAAATGAAGCGTATAGGAACTCTGCACAAGGTGCATCTTTAGTAGCATATGGCTGTCTAATAAATTCTGTAGTAGTATAATTTAAAGTAATCTTATCACGATGGATTGTTACATTTGAACTGAGTGCAGTATTAACTCCAAGATACAGTCCTGTAGTGTTTGCCTGACACTGTAAATATCCTTCGGTAAAGTTCATAGCACATTTATAGTCTGGTAATTCGGAACTACCTAGAATGTGCCCTGTGAAACTATCAGCAAAAACTCCATACTTTGTTCTTTCGAGACCACTAACATCGGTGATTGTCATATCAACAGCTTTTTTCTCTAGATTATTTAGAGAGACATAATATTCAAGGTTCTCAACTCTCTTATCAATTTTACCAATGTCACGCATAGTATATCGTCGGTTATCAACATACTTTACAGAGATGTCACTTGAATATTCGGTATATGGTGGAATACCAAGAGAGTATAGAACCATAACTCTATTAGGAACAGTTGGGTCTTGCGGATACTTTGTGGGAATACCCTGAATTAGCTCAAACTCTTTCTTAGCATTGAGAACGATAAGGTCTCTTCGGCCGAGATAGTATGAATAATCCAACTGGAAGTCAGTGGTTGGAATTGGAGGTAAAACGCCTGTCAAAGAATAATTAGGAGAAGCGTTTGATGCATTCTGTTTTGCCGGCCTAAAATCTATTGAATCTCTCAATTCAATAATATCACCATTTGATCTTCTATGTTGAGGAATAATTGAATATCCGTCACCCAATAGGTCACCATCACTATAAATTTGATTTGCTAGATCTGGATATGAATCCACTGAGAAATATCCACCGCCAGTTGCAATTGTATTATGCTGATAATAATAGCAGCAAACTAACAGAGGACCCTTACATGCTGGCCAATCCAGTTTCAACTTTATAGACGCATGATCATAATGTGAATCCTTTTGGCCATTATCAAACTCATATCTTATTGTAACATCGTCAAGTTCTGTAATAATGTCGTCTGGATCTGGAATTGCAGAGCCGTTTAGATCATATATTTTTTTAATTCCAATCACATCCGATAGATACAGTGTTTCTGGAACACCAGTCTTTCTTGAAGGATTTTGAATAATTACCTGGCCAGCATTAGGATAAACATATGCTGATGATCCTGTTCCCCAGCCTGTTAGATATGTTGCAGTTTCAGCAGACATGGATTTTGAATTGGCTTGAACAAATGTTTTTAGTTTTGGTGAAACACCTGTATCAAATTCCATTTTTGCAAATACGATAGATGAGAAAGAATCATTCGGATTAGTATTGCCTGTGCTGAATGTTGCTTGTTCCGGTATACCCGATGTGACAGACACGGAGACCTCTACAATATCACCATTGGCTCTAGCAGAAGTTTTCTTATCGGTACAAATAACTAAGAAGTTATCCATAACTGTCAGTGAGGTATTGGACCCGGTTGTTGCTCCTAAGAACTGCTCATTGACACCTGCAACAATAGGATCTGATACTCCAGAATTGAAGTCAATTAGCGTATATTTTTTTCTAAATCTATAAAACATATTGGTAATATTATTAGCCACATAACTCTCAGGAAGTGGGAATAATAATGTGTTCAATGAAGGCTCGCTGACATATGCTGAACCTGTAGATACTCTTCCAGACTTGTTAGAGACCGTAATATTACAGTTAGCATTTGAAGATGAACCTGTAGTATAATTCTTGTTAATTACAAATGATTCTGCTTCTTCAAAATCAAAATCAATTGATACATTACTCGAAGATGTTGGTGTTTCAACGAAGTCTGGAGAGATAGTAATGGTCTGAGAAGGACCATTATAACCTGTAATGTTATAAGTATATCCTCTACCAGGACCGGAAACAACTCTTAGTGAAGCTCCGTTATAGCAGTTATCACTAAATGTCATAATAGTTGGGCTATCTAATAAGGTTAGGCTATTGGCACTAACAATACTTCCAACTCGGGAAGTAAGTGTTCTATAGTTTGTATCAAATAGGTAAAACTCATATGAACGATTGCCTGATACCGTATCGCGCCCATAGAATTGTAAATCTCTAACTCTACCGGTACCAATTTTAGTTTGTTGATATGTAGTATTGCTTGTGAAATTTACGTTGGCATAAGGTACGCAATGGATATCAAATAGTTCCATTGTAGATGTATCGAACATACCTTTAACATTATCGACTATAATATAGTTGCCATAATTCATATTCAACTCAAAGTCTACAATATCTCTTTTAGTTCTTGCTTTAGGAATACGAATATCTGTGTCAGAAATGGTCTCATATTCATATCCATAAATATATGCTTTACCAGGAGAAAGCCTGGCACGAACATAATTATAAGGATCATACTTATCAAAATCAAAATTTAGAATGAATGGTCGAACAGTATAGTTACCTGATTCATCATAGGTACGGCGTGCAAATACCTCTTCAATTTCCGAATATACTGGAAATTTAATTAGTTTTTTGATGATTCCATTGTCAATACGAGCGAGTTCGATAAATTTGCTATCATCTACAGAGAGCAAGTTTCTACTAGTCAATATCAAATTCATTTGATAACGGGCGGCACCAGGAGCTTGATAGTTTGATGCTTCTTGTGCCGGATCAAGAAGAGTCGAATCAGAATCTTCAGTTATAACCAAATCTTCAAACTCTAATCCAACTTTACAACTAGCAGCCGGATTATATTTTGAAATAATAGTTGACTGAGAAGGAACTTTAACAAATGCTCCATTAAAAAAGAAAATAGAATCACGAAGATATGCCAATTTACTACCAGGTGCAAAATTGTTTGCGGCCGCGGTATTTACATAACTTTCATCATCTTCAACCTTCAGTGTAATGTTGTCATTAAATCTTGTTCCTGAAAGGTATCGACCAACCAATATTGGAGGTTCTGTTGTCGTGGATTCCGCAGTTTGAATAACTCTGAATTTTGTAATACTTGATCCATTTGAAACAACCAAATTCTTATCTTTGAAACTGGATGCAACAATGGATGTTCCAGCATATTGAGGATTCAAATTTATGGTTGATAATGAATCTGGAGGAAGGAAAACGTCTCCACCAATAACAGGAGAACCGTTTTCGAAAATGTGACGGCCAAACCTTTCGATCTGGTTTTGTAGTATTGTTTGCATCTGTGTGAGTTCACGGGCCTGAACTGCATAACCAGGTCGAAACAGAATACGATGAAAGTTTTTATCTTCACTGAAATCGTCGTAATACGGCGAAACTTTCGTGCTTTCTGGAACTACATATGTGTTTGTTACGTTTGCCGAAGCCATATTTTCTACATTCCTCTATTAAAACTTAAATATTAATTGAAAGGTCTCAGTTTGATCATCTGACCTTTGAATGGATTTGATATTATCTATATATAGTAACTTTCCTGTATAAGGTCTGAAATCTGGATAAACCACTGAGTCCAAAAACCTTGCAGCGGTACTTTCTGTTCCTATGATAAGTTCGTTTGACGGTGTTCCGGCAGTGTCATTCAATTTCATGACATTGTTTGCCGAATCCCACTCTACAATAGTCCCTCTAAAAACAGAATTGAAATATGCACCACCTTGATATACATATTCATCTTCAATAAAATTAATGGAAGTTCCGTTCAATGTTAGTTTTGTTAATTGTGAAAAAACACTATTAGAAGCAATGTTGCCAGATGCTCGATAAATTGGATCTTCAATAACAGCAATTTGTCGATAGTCGTTATGTGTAGTCAGAATGCCTAATTCGCTATTTTCCAATTGCACATTGATTAATAGATATGATCCTCCTAATTCTGTAACGGGATCTGATCCATGCCCACCAACCGGACTAATAACTGAACTAGCCATAGCTCCTTCGCCGTTGGTTGAATAAATGGCAATATCAGCATAAGAATATCCTACACCAGGGTCGTCAATTACTATTTCGGAAATAGTATTTGTATAGATATCTCTAATTGCTATAGCATTTGCTGTAATTGTTCCATCACCTTTGATTATGACATTAATATTATTTGTAGTATATCCTGAACCATTTGCAGTAAGATTGATAACATGTAGACCTCCATCGATGGAGTTTTCTTGAACGTGCCATTGTTGAGAGTTATCATCTAGAATTAAGGTTTTAACAGGAATAAATTTGCTGGTAGTAAATCTTAGTTGTTCTTCTTTATTGATTGTGTAAAGATATTTCCAAATGTATTTGTCTGATGTTTGAAAGGGAATAAGAGAGTTTAGTGATGTAGGCTTGGCATATGATGGCTGACCATAATTATTAGCGAGACACTTATAAACGTTCCATTCATCGGTGACCACATAAAATGCGGTGTTTGCATTTTTTAGTTCAATAGAATCTATGAGATGATTATATGCAATATAAGTCTCACCATTTGTCCAATCATGCCTAGGGACAACGTGTCTCATATCGTTACCGGTAATTCTTTTACCGCCAATCATATTTTTCCAGACATCATAGAAAGATGCTATAGATGTGTTTGCTTGTGTAGGATTGTTTTCATCATTCCAAGGAGTCACCTTACCAAACGTTAAATATAGATTTGAACTGGCGGGTTCGGAGACCGACTCTTTAAATTGTTTTGCACTGAAAATTTCAAGTTCTTTTGAATGTGTCGATGCCATTTATCACTACTCTTCCGGTTTTATAATGTTATTTAGGAGTTTTTGGAGATATACACGTTACCTGTGCTATTTACGGAATTTGCAAAACTAACCATTACTGCATCCGTATTTGATCCTGTTACCGTGAACATTCCATTGACCAAATTTGCAGTATCTCCATCTCTAAACAACAGATACACATTATCACCTTGTGTATAATCTGGATAATAAAGATTGCTGCTCTTTTTATTAATGTATATTATACTGGTTGAACCATCACCAACCGATTCATACCCTGCGCTAGAATATACAATCCTTGATAAATCCAATACAGATACAGTATTCTTTAAATTTAACTGATCTTGATTGATAGACATATATTCACCAAATAGCTTAGTACCGATAGGATGTGTCAAATTATTTAAATATTGTCTAAATTTATTAATAGATTCATCAATTCTAAGGACATAAGAATAGTTTTGATAATAATTTTTATTCTGAATAAAGTTATATGATGACAAGTGGCCATCATCATTAATATATCTACCAGGATATGTGTAAATTCCTGTGACAATAACTGTGTTGCCACGTGCGGTACCATCACCAAGACCTGTAAAGTCTAATGTAGGTGGATTAACATAACCTGAACCACCTTGTTGAACTGTTAATCTTAGGATTGAACCAATAGTATCTGATGAGGTAATGGTCTGCAAACCCTCTCCTAAAGTTTCCGTAACAACTATTACAGCATTTGTTCCGATAGTGGAATGTATATTAGCAATTGGCGGATGATTTTTATCATACCCCATTCCACCAATTGGGAATCCTTCAAGTTCAATAAATGATACCCGTGTGATTGCACCATTAATATCTACGTTTGAGACTTCAGCTAATGCTCCTTCTCCGTATTCATTTGGATGTGCAGGTCTATCGAAAGTAATTATATCACCGATTTGATAATTTTCACCACCATTATCAATTCTCATTCTACCTAAAATACCTAGTGATCGGACAATAGTATTTGCTCTGATTGAAATTGACGGAATGGATGTATAGTTTTCACCACCTGTTAGAACTGCTATACCGGTGACCGGCCCAACATTGGAATATTGCCAATATATCGATGCGTTGGCAATAGATGTATTAACATTAGCCTTTTTATAAATTATTAAAGTTCTATTAGATAATCCAGATCCCATAGAAGGAGATACACTTAATGTATCGCTGTTATAATCAATAGATGTTACTGTAACAGTTCGGTTATTGACATTAATTTGATCATAAAGTTCAAAGTAGACATTTGAATTTCCCGACCACTGATCTAGTGTTAATGTTGAAACATTGGATCCAGGTGAGCCACCAGTGCTAACTAATAGATTAGAAGTGTTAATGAATATAGTCGCTTGGTTTCCAAAGGCAACATTTAATGGAGTATTGGCCTCTGAGAGAATGGTCGAACCAATAATATTATATGAATTAGGATGATAATATCCGGACTTATCTACCACAAAAACGTTACCGGTTGCACCTATTCCACCGCCACCAATAATAGAAATATCCTGGCCAACTTGATATCCTGCACCAGTATATGTAACAACAATAGAGCGTAGGCCACCCTGGGTGGTTTTAGATACGAGAACTCTGGAACCACTTCCTGTTATACCATCTGTCGGTATTACTGGAATTGACGTTCCTTCAATATAGTTATTGCCGGCAACATCGATTGATGCTGAGATCACAATACCTGAGAAAATATTGGCCGCGAGGTGTTTTGTCTGACCTTCTTCTTCAATATAGGTATAAACATTTTCACCAGAAACGAACTCTCTTGACGCACCTGAAATTTTTAATTCGGAAATAATTGAACCTTTTTCATAATATACGTCAACAGATTCAACGGTTGCTGTGGCATTAGATTCCTCACCACGAATAATATGTGATGCAAACTTGCTGGCACCATCATCTATGATTGTATTGGATAACCTAACCTCATTAACACGAATAGATTTCTCAACATACCATTTTCCGTCAGAAGCTCGGAGAATGTCCTGTTTAGGATAATATACATCAACTTCTTTTCCATATAATGCTCTGGCCAGAAACCTAATTGACTTTTCTGTACCACGGGCTCTATAAAAGTCTTGAACATTTTTAAGGATAACATTTTTATCTGCAATAACAGCCTGTGGAATGGACATCACATAATTATCATACAGTTTTGTTAGAATAATTTCTGTATTACCAGCAGCAAGGTCTGGATCCAAATAATTTGTAAATTGTTTAGCAGAATTAATAGCATTATCATCTTGTTCCATGAATTTGTAATAAGATTCAAGAAACTCGACGAATGTAGGATGATCATCTTTGACGAACTTTGGTACCTGTGATGATATTAGGTGTGAAGTTTTGTTATTTGAAATCATGAGATACTAATGACAGGAATTAATTGAATTTGAATATTTTGAGCATTATTAGGATCAATAGCGATGATACGGTTTCTTAAAGGTGTAATAATATCTTCCTCAGGAATAACATTGATAGTTAATACATTTTCCGAATAAAACTCATTGGCTAGAACCGTTGTTGTAAACAAAGAACTTAAAATAATCTTACCAGTATTATAATCCACACTACCTGCGTTATTATTGACAATAACCTTCTCACCGTTTGGTTTATAATAATAACTTCTAAGAAGACCATATCTTGCATCGAGTCTGGCCTGAGCCGAGGCTTCTGCACCAGTTCCATCAACGCTAATGATTGATACGGTGGCTCTAGTATAATTATAACCTTTATTGGTAACCTTAATTGAATTAACTTTGCCATTTACTATAACTGCCTCGGCAGTAGCACCTGTACCATCACCGGAAATGGTTACTGTAGGAGGTAGTAGATATCCAGAACCAGGATTAACAATGTTAATAGCATCAACACCTGTGAATGAGCCAGGAACTTCTTCAATAAACACATCCTGTAATTGCCTATCTTTATCATATACTCTTACCTGAGGAAAAGAATATAGTTTCTGATACAGGTCACCTTTACCAAGAGGAGAATTGAATTTCATTTCATAGTTCTTGGTAGCATTTACATCGATTGTTACTTGCTTCTGCAAAAAGATATTAATATCAGATCCTGTAATGGCAGGATCACAGCTTTCGATATAACTCTGTAACCTAGACTTTCTAAATGTTGACCTAAAAGTATTCAATTCTTCCGTATTATATCTTAGAACCGCGTCTCTCACAATACCAAGTAATTGATTTGAAGATTTGGACGTAATTGTAGGATCATAAGTAACTTTACCAGAAATCAAAATATAACAGTAATCAGGATCAATAATCTCAGGAATAACTGTTAGAACATTTCTGGTTGAAATCAAGTCGTCTTTAATACGTTGTTTCTCTAAATTTGAAAGTGAATAATATCCCTTAGTTTTAAGAGACATATAAACTTTACCATATACTGGAGGATCATTATCTTCACCGCCCCAGATGGATACCGCATCGATATTGTTATATCCTCTAGTAATGATTGATTCATAATCGGAGGTTGTTACTGCACGGTTCTGAGTTGTATAGTGAATTGGAGCACGGTGCTTAATTTGAGTTTCTGTTTCTTTATCTGTTCCGCCGTATGCACCCATAGCGGTTGTTACAATAACATTATCATTGAATAAACCGGCAATTGGAGAAACTGCTGAGAATCTGGTAATAGAATTTGCGGCTGAGCCGACTGTATCAAGATAAGTTACCGTAATAATTGAACCGTTAGCAGGTCTTTTGCCTAGAACATTATCACCAAAATAAATAGTATAGTTTAATCGATCATCCTCTTCGAGGAAATAAACTGTAGAATTTGCACCAATAACTGTTAAGTCATCCGCAAGTCGGAACTCTTCAGTGTAGGTGTTTGATGCGGATTGTTGAATATTGACCACAACAGTTGTGGTATCCACATTAGGAGATGGAATGGCAAATCTTCTTGATGTGTTATTAGCAGACATGGGATATTGTAGAGTAATGACCTCACCTTGCTTAATAACAACATTAGCAAAAGAGAAAGCACCATTTATTTTACCAGCAGTATTTGCGTTCAATGTTACGAATGGATGGTTTACACCATCAATATCTGTTCCTAAAAACTTTGTGTATTTGTCCAAAATAATATAAGAAATGTCACCATTTTCTGTATTACCTGGAGTGGCAGTAATATTAATCTTAGCCGTTGCTCCTTGTTTACTCTGAGGAACATAATTAACAATCTTGGCATGAGATAGAATATTCTGTCGGACTTGTGCAGTATCTAAGAATGCCTCGTTGGCAATCATGTTCATATAAAATGAATTATAATAAGTATTATAAGCCATGACATCCAATAGGACAGACAAGCCTGATCCCTCAAAATCATAATCAGAAAACGTATCCTGGCCTCGCATAAAAGTTTTTAGATTTTCTCTGATCGAGAAATAATCTAATTCTGTAACTCTTATTGCAGAATGTGTTGAAAAGTTATTAGCAGCCATAGGTTCATCTGATCCTTTCGAGGAAGAGGCTAGTAGTTATTGGTAATTCTCTGTTCAAGATAATATATTGTAATCGAACATTGAAACCGTTATTGTCAGGGTCAACAACTACCTCAACCCCCATTAATCTAACTCTTTTTTCAAAATTATTTATGACTTGTTCAACGGCAGTTTTTATAAGGGCTGCTGTAAAAGGTGATATATTCTCAAACAGAAGTCCTCTGACATTTGACCCAATATATGATTGGAAAGGTCTATCGTAGAAATTGGTAAAAATTAAATTTCTAACAGACCTTTTTATAGCTTCTTCACCTGTTTTCATCATAACATCTTTAGTCGTCGGATGTTTACGAAAATCTAAATCGATATCCGTATAATCCGGTGCTCGGTTGATGAACGGTGTTTGCATTGAAGTCCTTTAATTAATTTCCTATATTTAGGCGAAGTCCGATTTGGTTTCTTTTTGACCCTGATAACTTGGAACCTTATTAGATGTATGATCGATAGATTGAGAACCTTGAGCTTGTCTAGATTTACCACTATTGAGCCATATCTGAGATGCATCGACATTCTTAGCGCCTTGGAATTTCATATCCATACTGGCCGCAGAAATCTTGGCACCTCCTTCAACTTTCTGATCAAAGGTACCGCGAACTTCATGTTTATGAGCACCTTCAGTTTTCTGGTCCCAGTTTCCTTTAGAATGGGCAAATACTTTACCCTTTTCTGAACCAACTATTAGTTCTTGTGTACCGGCAACCTGAGTCTTAGGTGCACCTAAGAAAGCCTGTTTACCTGCAACAAAGGCTCCAGAATCACTAGCCACAACCGCGGTATGAGGCGCTGATGCCTGATATGCAGTACCTGCCTTATGTGTAATTTCTTCAGCTACAATCGAATGGTTCTCTGAAGCCAATTGGTTGATGTTTTTGCCTCTATGTGTAATAGAACCAGTGGCCACAATTTCAACATCACCATGGACAGTTTTACGATAATTACCATATACACGCATTGAACCATCACCTTTGACGGTAATATCATTGGCACCAGTGACAGTCATTCTATTTTCACCAAAGACAATGTTATATTTACCGTTATGAGCCGTCATCTGAACGGCTCCATTTGGTAAGAATTGAATAGCTGAGCCACCGCGATGCTGTATTGTTAGACTTTCATTTCCTTTAGAATCGTCATAAATAATATTATGACCGCTTCTGGTTTTAAATGCATGGTAATTGGGATATTTACCAGCCTCTTTATGTTCACGACTATCTTTAGCACCGTCCCAAGTCTTTTCAGTTTTATCTTTTTTGTTTTTATGATCTGATCTACTCATTTTGATTCATCCTTATCCCGTTAATCCACCACCGCCACCACTTTGGAACAAGTTGTCCTTCACAGGATTTTGACCGTTCATAAGTGCTTGGACAATACCAGTAATTTTCTTAGCATCCTGACTTGTATTTGTTTTCTCAATAACCTCTTTCATCTTCTTCTCGGCTTCTGGTGACATTCTCTTGAACATTTCTTGGAGTTTACCACCCACATCACCAAACATGGATCCAGAACCTGCGGCACCTGGTGAACCACCACCGCCTCCACCTCCACCACTTCCTCCAGTGGTTATTCCAGAGGTGTTCATAGTATTGGAAAATGAGTTTTGTAGATTCATTGATTCTGGTGTATGAAGAATATCAATTAAACCATTAGCATAAACATACTGTTGTGCTTGGCCATATGTCGTATCGATTACTAATTGGATAGGTTGCAATTTATCTAAACCAAATAAACTCTCATCCCACTGTAGTTGATGTAATGCAATCATCATATCATCTACAGTCCTAACCTGGCCCAATAGGTCCTCAGCATTACCAAGAAATGTTTCGCTATGAACTCTTGCACTGGTAGGATATGATCCAAGAGAACCACCACCTTCAGTACCTTGAATAAGAGTGGCCATGGAAGTCATAGCATTTCTCATATTTTCCGGCACTTTATGTAATACTCGTTCAAATGCAATATCTGAATTGGAAGATGGTTTGAATTGAGATGCGTCAATTAACTGTGATGCACTACTTACATCAGCCGTTTCGACGGAGCCAGTAATCATAGTACCTGTCAGACTATTCTTAACCTGGCCGGTACCGACTGGAACAACAGAACCTGCACCACCTCCTGCACCACCTCCACCTCCTCCTGCTCCACCACCCATACCTCCCATGAGGCCTTGAAACATTTTACCTAAGGACATTACGTCACCAGGCATTCCACCTAGCATACCATTGGTCATTAGTTTCTGATAATCTTGTAAAGCGGTTGGGACTTCTTTAACTTGAGGTAACCTAAAACCGGACATATCGAATAATGCACCGTGAGTAGGAATACCTTTCAATAGGTTATGAGCATGTTCTTTATCTTTTTCTTTTGGAATTTTTACTTTAGCACCATTAACCTCAGCCTCTCGAACATCCGGTGGAATATTAACTTTAATAGTTCTGTTGAATAACTCATTAACAATTGGATTGCTGAATAGGTCTAAATTACCTTCGATACGATTGGTAGATGAGTTATGTAAATCATTTGCCTGACCTAGAATAGTTACCTGGTTCTGACCAGTATTCTTCAAAACATATACAAGAGTTCCTGGGTCTAATGCACCAGGAAAATGTTGCTGAGAGTGATTGGTTGGAGAATGGTTCATCGGTGAAAAAGCCAAATGCTCCAGCTTAACACCGTCTGGTGAATGTTCTAGAGGTGAATAAACCTTCTGATTACATGAATGGTCAGTTGGCTTATCATTAATATCACCACCTGCAATAATACCTACTTGAATTTGACCAGGGAAATTCTTAGGATAACCTGTAGTCATTATACAACTCCTTGACCCACTGTTTTCGAGACACAATCCATTGTAGTGGTAGAAAAACCACCTGTTCTAACGGTATGCATCATTGATGAAATTAAATATTCTCCTGAACCATATACGGGAGTATTTGGCTCATCTTTATTTGCCCATTTAAATGTAATAATCTGACCTACGTGGAGACCTGCATTAAATGGTATCATAATTCTTAGTGCAATTTTATCTTTTTCCAATAAAGCCATTCTAGCCTGTCTTTTTAATAGATATTTCTCTACGGCAAAATTACAACTGTTTTGTTCCTTTGAGGTACCATAATTAGTAACAGCACCTTTATAATTATACCCACCAATACCGCAACCTCTAGTTTTATTACCTAGTAGTGAACCACTCTTTGAAACTGGATTAAAGAAACCTCCAGAGTTTTGATCTTCACCATTTATATCTAGACCATTTAATAGGTCTGATAGATAATCGAAATCACATGGGAAAGAAAATGCAATAACAGCACCTGGATTACCATACGATCCGGTGGCAGGATTGTTAGGTTGAGATGCTCCTGCACCACCAACACCTGTATCGGAATATTCAAATGTAGCTATAGATCCTTGTTCTGTCAAGAATTTTAATGATCTAAAGTGGTGTGTACCTAAATTCGTATATGTCATATAATGGAGAAAAGATGGGTCATTACCTCCAGCCAGAGCCACATTAGATTGTTGAGCTACGACTTGAAAAGGATGAATATTCTCTGCAATATAATCTCTAGCAGGCTCACAGGATTCAATGTCTATTCTACCTCCTGCACCAGCACATGATTGTAATACATAATTCACAACCTCAGATGGTCTGGTACATTTCCAAGATTTACTTACCAAACTTTGTGAATCATTTAATAATGTCTGGTCACATGCGTGGATGGTAAACTCTTCTGTAGCACCGGTATTTGTTGGTTGGAATTTTCTATTATCTAATCTATAAACAATTTGGCTAACTGGTAAACTTCCAGTGTTTTCACTGGCCAGCGTAAATGATAATGATTTGTTTTTAAACTTATCAAAATTTTTACCTACAGGAAAATATACAAATGATTGAAAAGTTACTGAGGTCTGCAAGCCGGGTGTCAGTAGGCTTTCTGCAAGCACAATTTCTTTAAGACTGACCTGTTCGATTTCAATACCGGCTCCCGCAATATTAAACCCATTGATATCAACTAGACTTCGCCCAGAGGCATTGCCTTCAATATTAGTATAATCAACCATATTACTTTACTTTTCTCAAATAAGACTCTGTAGTATTAGTTAAATTCTTAAATTCTGACATAATACGAGGATAATATTCGGCTTTAATAACTTTAATAATTCTTCTAGCATCATTTTGTTTTTCTTCCCAATCGTAATTAGAAATAGCTTCACGTTTAGTGGTCTGTGTTACGGTTTTACCATCTATATTAAAAACCTCATAACCTTCCGACTCTGGTAGGCTTAGATAATAATCAAATGGAACATCAGGTTCTAGAATATCAGATACTACACCTAACAGGTTATAATAGTAACCAACTATAATATTACCAACCGATACTGATCCTCTAGTATTTGCTAAGGTAATCTGATTCGTTGTATTTGACCATGCAACAACCTCACCATAGAAAGTATTATTTGCCAAGGATTCACCAACAAATACCTGCTCGGTAATTAAATAATCTCCTTCTGAAGGCATTGTTAATTGTAATACACCGTTAGTCAATGCATCATAATTAATTTGAAATCTAGTTTCTGTTACAACACCTGATAGAGAATCGGTTCTAATAATTACTTTATCATAATGGTGAATACCGGTTTTGGCCGCTTCAAGTGATCCATACTTAGTAACAATATATTTTGCAAAGGTATCATAATCCATAGGCCAATCAAATTGTGGATCCGTCATATAATTAGCCATAAGAATTATCCAACCGGCACCAGCATCACCATAGACTTTTTCTGCGAGTATTTCTGGTGTGTCTCCAGACTGAACCTCATACACATAATAAGAAGAAATATTATCAATGGTCTCTTTGACCACACCTAGTCGGAAAAAGATATTAGTAACCATCTCATAACGTGAGTATAGGTTATTATTAATATCGTAATCTAGTTTTGGAAATTTATTAAAAAATTCTGAGGTTGCCATTTATCTACCTTTTAAATACCCAATCTTCTACTGGTAATTGAATTGCTTTATCATACTCACTAGGATATATTTCAATAAACTTAGACCTAACTTGACTCCATAGATAACGATGAATACATGGACCCATAAGAGTTTCAATTTTACTCATTGACTTTAATAATTGATAAGAAACTAATAGTCTAGTAGTTTCATCCATTTCCGTATTATTTTTAAACTCTAATAATTTTTCAACCAATGCGGCTCTTTCACCAACCGATAGGTAGTGAAGATTTAATCCTAGAAACCCATTATAATACCTTTCAATAGGAAAGGCCATCGGTAACTTATCATATTTTGTCAGTTTATTTTTACCAGCAGGATCATATTTAAAAAAATACATCTTACCAATAAGAGTAACCGACACACCTCTTTGATCATTATTTAAAATAATCTTTCTAGCCACATTAACAGGTGCGGTCTGAGCCTTCTCTAAAAGCCACTCCTGTAATTCAACCGAAGAGTATTTCTTTTCCATACCTTTATTTATATCACTTCTTAGCGAATAATTCGGATTCGGTAATCAGTTTAAATTCCCATCCTTTATAGTCACAATATTCCTTAGCGGCTTTCCATTTAGCTTGATTAACACCCCAAGTCATTACTTCGGTAAGATACCTTTTAGTGTTCCTTTTAGGCCTTTTAGGTTCTTGAGTTTGAGCCTTAGGTTTCACCTCTAACAACATTACCGTCGTCTCTCCGTCTCTCCTTATCGCTTCCACGTAGAAGTCTATGAAGTATCGGTGAGGTCGATTGTCAATAGGTGAGATATAAGGAATCACTACCTCTTCTGATGACCATGAGATAACGTTAGGATTGGAATCTAACGATTCCATTACCCTTTTTTCCCATCCAGATCGATAAACGATATTAGTCGGATCGCCTCTGTATTTTTTGGGGTGAATAGGTTTAAAAAAACCTTGTTTATAATTTCCTGCCATATAGACCTCTACTAAATAGTATGTAGTCTATTTGGAGGAATAAATGTCTTTATCAGACTCTTTGTCGGATGCCATTACATCAGGATGGAATTCTCTAACATCAATGGCCTCTGCGGCCACAACGGCCGCCGTTAATGCATTACCTGAAGGTCAAAACGCACAATATCAATTTTCATATGATGTTTTTCCTGAGGATCTAGGGTCCTCTCAATATGGTCACTTTATGACAATCACTGCTATTTTGGGTGACAAGACTATTACAACACCTACAGGACCTATTTCACCTGCACCACCTAACCGTGCGGCTTATACAGTCGGTATGTTTATTCCATCAGGCGAATCAGGTGCAGGTATTATTTACGAACAAAAACATGAATATGCTGACGTTAAACTTGCTAATTTGATGGGTGCTGCTATTGCTGCATTTGCTGGTGGTTCAGCAGGTGGTTCCGATCCTTCTCTAGTCACCAGTTATTTCGGGCATCCAATTAACCCAGGTGTTGAGGTACTTTTTAGACATACAAACCTTCGTGAATTTCAATTTGCATTTCTTATGGCACCATCTTCTCAAAAAGAATCCGAATCTATGAAGAATATTATTCAAAAACTTAGAATGTTTGCAGCACCTGAATTGAATAATAGAACGGGCGGAATATTTTTTAATACACCTGCTGAATTTGAAATTAAATTCTATAATAAAGGTGTAGAAAACACCAACATTCCTAAAATTCGTCGATGTGTTCTAACGGATATTATGGCCGACTACACTCCAGAAGGTGAGTGGTCGACCTTTAGAAATGGTCATCCAGTTACTTGCCGACTAGCACTAGCCTTCAAGGAAATGGAAATCATTCACAGACAGTTCATCAGAGACGGTTACTGATGGCCACATTTACTCCTCAAAATCCACCTACAAATCTAACAATGTTAGATGTGAACTCCATGCTAAATTCGCTTGGAGGTCCAGCAAAACAATGTCGATTTGCGGTGAGAATTGTTCCAGTTGGTACCAGTAATATTCTGGCTGGCATGGGTTATGGTGCTTTTATGAGAGACCTTACCTATATGTGTGAAGCAACAGAATTACCTGGTCGTGGCTTCGACATCGCTGAAGCTAGATATTATGGACCAGGTTTTAATAGACCTAGAAACACCAAGTATTCTGCTGGTGCAGATTTTACATTCGTATGCCGTCAAGAATCATTTGAGCGTCAGATGTTTGATGATTGGATGGAAATTATTAATCCAACAAACATATTCGATTTTAATTATGCTAGAGATTACATGTGTCAAATTCAGGTATTCCAATTAGCAGAATATCCTGGCCCAACCACTAAGACTAACCCAACTGAACCTAAGGCTGTGTATGCATGGACACTCCATGACTGCTGGCCAATGTTGGTTAATCCACAGCCGGTAACATGGGCTGATACTGACGTTCTAAAATTATCAGTGACCTTTTCTTATCGTTATTGGTCAAGAAAGGGTAGAGATACTGATGCATCAGGTGGAGAGGTAGTTTTTACACCTAACCCTTAATATGGAGAATAAATTATGGGATTGCCAAAGATTGATGTGCCAGTTTATGATATGACTGTACCATCCACAGGAAAGGTTATTAAAGTTAGACCTTTTTCTGTTAAAGAAGAAAAGATTTTATTTATGGCTTTGGAGTCTAAAGATATGGACTCTATCATTACTACAGTTAAACAAATTATTAATAACTGTATTGTTGAAGGTGAGTTGGATGTAGATCGTGCACCATTCTTTGATATTGATTATGCTTTTATTTTTCTAAGGGCAAAATCGGTCGGTCCATCTGTAGAAGTAAATCTGACCTGCAATAATGTTCTAGAAAGTGGTGATAAATGTGGTAACATATTTGAAACGTCTATGGATATTGCAAACTGTGATATTATGAAGGACGAGGAAATAAATCCTGAGATTGATCTCGGTAAAGGTAGTGGTATAAAGATGAAATATCCTAACTATGCTGTTATCAAAAGAATTGAAAGTAGTGAAGCAATCGATAAAAAGACCACAATGATTGTTAATTCAGTTGATTATATCTGGGACAAGAAAGGGCAATATTCATCTAAAGACTATTCTAAAGATGAATTAAAAGATTTTGTTGAAGGTCTGACAGAAGAAAATTATAAGAAACTGGAAAAGTTTATTGATCATCTTCCAGTATTTGTTGTTAAAATGGATGCAACATGCACTAGATGTGGGTTTGAACATCATGTGAGGTATTCAGATTTCTATGATTTTTTTTTCTAATGATGGGCCACGATAAACTGGCAAATTATTATAAAACAAACTTTGGTATGATCGAACATCATCAATGGCGCCTTGAAGAACTTGAAAGTATGATGCCTTGGGAGAGATATGCATATATTGATATGCTGCAAGAATATCTCCGTGAGGAAGAGAAGAAAGCAAAACAGAAAGAACAAGAAAACAAGGCCAAGTGGCAACAAATGCAACGAGCAGCCATGAGAAGGTAAATGATCAAGATAGATAAATTCAGTTATAAAAGTCTTAGAAAACTAACAGTTGGTGAAAGACTTAATGCAGTAAAAAGTCCTGATGTCGGGTTTGCACTTATGTCTGCATTGACACCTACCCAAATCGCTGAGTTATTTCCACGATATTACTTGATGAGAGAACCAGATATATCTGGATTCCTCAAAGCCGTACCATCTAGTGTGCAGGCAGCCAGACAACAATATTATGATGAACAATTAGAGAGAACTGCCACAGGTTCTAAAGAAGGTGCACCGCTTGAACCAGGTACTAAGAAGACTTGGTGGGAAAAAGTAAAAGAAACTGTATCTGGTGGTACAACTAAAGTTTTAAAGCCTGGTGAGGTGCCAACATATAAACTAACACCAGAACAAACTGCAACATATGATTTATTAAAGTCAGGTCAGAATGTTGAGTCAAATGATCCTCGTACCAAGTTTATGGCTACACTGACACCGGAACAATTAAAGACAGTTGGCTTAGAGAAGATTAAGAGTGAAGATGGAAAAGAAATGTTCCACTTCAACCAAGAGGCATTTAAGGCATCTGAGGAAGAGGCTAAGAAAAGTTTAGAATCTAAAAGTGGCCAATATGCGCCTACTGAATCCGCCGGCGAAAAGCAACGAGCAATTATTAGAGAAGCTAATAAATTAAATGTTAGTCCAACCGACCTAGCAACTGTAATGATGTATGAAAGCGGTGGAACATTGAATCCTGATAGAAGGGGACCTGCTGACCGCCGAGGCTCGGCTGGGCAGGCCATTAGTCAAGGTGCCCAACCAACAATGTTAGGACTTATACAGTTTGGTGCTAAAGAACAAATTGATTATGGTGTCAAACCTGGCATGGGATTCGATGCCCAAATGGAATGTGTAGGTCGATATTTAAAAGATAGGGGATATACAAGATGGATTAATGAACATCCTAATGCTACACCTGAGCAGAGAAGAATTGCACTTTATTCGACAATTAATGCTGGTGGTCCTGATGAAAAGAATTGGTCTAAGACCGATAGATGGATGGGAGGGGCTCCTGGAAATGTGGCAGATAAGGCAACATCTATGTTTGGTGGCGCCTGGTATAAAAATGCTTCTAAACTTATGGAAGGCTCGGTAACTACAGGAAGTTCCGGAACAATAACATATGACAAATTGCAGGCAGAACAAAGAGCCTTAGAAACCCAAAGGGCCGCCGGTGCAGTAGGTAAATTAGCAGAATATACCGGAGCCCAGATGGGTGCACCAGGTGCTCCAGGTGTATCTACAACCGCACAGACTGAAGGTACCAAAAAGCTGAATGAAATTACCTCTTATCACTCTGCTGGTAAGGGATACTGTGGTATTGGTACCAGACTAGCTGCAAGAGACCTATTTGGTGACAAGTATTTCTCTGAAGGTCTATCGAAAGGTGGATCTGCACAAGCATCTTCACTATCAAGAGATAATAATTATTTCCAAGGGTCTGGATATTATAATGCTAAACAAGATATTGAGAAAGAAAAGGCAACTGATCCTAAGTATTTAAATTCTCTACCAATCGGTACTGTAATATCTGCACAGGGCGGTAATGTTCACGGTGATGGCCACGTCCAAATTAAACTAGGTCCAAACAAATGGGTCAGTTATTTCGACCAGTCTGGTGTATTAGGTCAAAGATCGGATGGTAGGCAGTATCATGGATATTCTGTTCATGTTCCTAATGAAAAGGGTCTTGCTAGAATTGGTGAGAGAGGTTTTGCTACAGTCGTTAATGCTCCTGAGGGTCAACCTGCTCCTGCTCCTACTATAGAAGAAGCCCATGATGTTCAACAAAGCCATCCTACGGCAGATAGAAAATTAGATGAACCAACTGCTGAAATTGATGCACAAGGTAGACCTAGAGCCGCAGGACAGGCACCTCTAACACCTAGTGATGAAGCTGCTCATACCAATGTAACGATTAGACGTAAAGATGATTCATCTAATGTGCCTATGTATGAACCTGGCCCTCCATCAACCTCAGCACCTGCTGTAAAAGGACTAGGTGATGTAACTCAACCAACTCCTTCTACACCAGCACCAGGCGAGGCACCTATAGTTGCACCTAAAGTTGTGCCAAAGGGAACTAAAGAACCTGCGGCCGCTGTTCCTCAAGCACAGGCTGAACCTGCTACACCAAAAGAAGCAAAGTTTAAATTTGATCCTAATCTATATGAACAGACTATCGTTAATAAGTATGGTGATTTTGCAGTTCATACAATGGGTGGCCATAATCAAAAGTCTCTTGTTCAGGAAATGGTTAACAAGTTACCTGCTGGTGTAAGATATGAGAAAGGCCACCTTGTAGGTGATCCTAAAGGTATTAGAGAGGTTATGTCAGGTTTTGATACAGAATTTGGTACAGGTACTGGTGGTAAACTATTCAGTGAGGTTAAACCTAAAGAAACAAAGCCAGAGGTTAAACCTGTAGAACAGCCTCAACAGGGCCTAGAAAAGTTTATGGAAAAGCCTGTTGAGCCAACTCCTGCACCACAGACTCGGGCACCAGCACCTGCACCGACTATGACGCAAAGTGGTACACCATCAGCAACGGTAACACAATCACCTGCACCACAGGCTCAGGCTGCACCACAAGCACCTGCACCACAGGCTCAGACTGCACCACAACCACCTGCACCACAGGCTCAGGCTGTGCCAAAAGCAGAACCTCCAAAGGCTGCACCAAAGGCTGATACTCCAAAGATTGAAGTAAAAGCTACTGGTGGTACGGCTCCTGCTGATAGTCATATTCAGGCATATCCTATCGGTGGTCTAAGAGGTGATAATTCTGTAGTGGTAGATGCACAACAACAGCCATTGTTCACTATGAATACCAAAACAGAGGCTTTGCTACCAAACCCACAAGAGAATAGAGTGGATGTGGTACCAACACAGAAGCAAACGAATAGTGCTAATGAACAGGCACCTAACCCAATGCAAAGGTTCTCTGATGATTTGGAAAATGTAAGACACGAAATTAAGTCTGCTTTTAGTGATATGAGTGTTAATAATGATGTAACCGGTAGGCCTGCTAGGAATACTATAACAGACCGTGACAGTCATATGATCGACGGGCTATTGGATTCCACTAGAATAGCCTATAAGAATCCTACATCACAAAGAGCGTTCAATCGTTCTAGATTCCATGAGACTGGTGATCCAACGAATGATTTCCATCATAGCATTGGTAATACCGCATAAAAAAGCCGGGGATTTCTCCCCGGCGATTCAATAGTTATCCTGTAAAGTCTCAGTCCTCAGCCAGCTTGCGAAACATGGCCAGGTCTTCATCTTCTTCCTCTTCTACAACCGGTGCCTTAGCAACTGGCTTTAACTTGGTAAAAGGGACAACATCTTCGTCCTCTGACACAGGAGAATAACTTGGAGCCTTCTTTTCAGCCGAAGTGGTTGTGTGTGATGCTGCTGAAGCTGATAGCCCCATAACATCATCAAGACGGCGCTTTAGTTCCTCGTAAGTCTTAAAGTTCTTTGTATCAACAATATCTTTAAGAGAATGTTCACGCTTCCAGATAGCCTCTAGTTCCGAGTCATCGTCGCTCAAAGCTGTTGGTACAAGGAACACAGACTCATCATAGTTAGGGAAACTGACATTACGCCCACCAATATTAACATTCTGACGGGTAACCTTCAACTTAAAGTTTGCACCCTTCCAAAGATCGAAAGGATTAATCTTCTGTTCCGACTCAAGATCAGGATTCATCATCTTGGTGATCTTATCGAAGATTTTCTTACCATACTTGAACAAGAATACCTTGCCTTCATTCTCAGGATTCTTGGGATCAGATACAACTAGAATATTAGAAACATAATGTAGCCGACGCTTCTGGTCACGTGCCTGCTTGCGCTCAGGTGCATTATCATCCTGAGTAGAATTCCAAAGCTGTGAGTTATATTCTGAAACTGGATCTTTCTGATCAAATGTGGTTAGGGACTTTTCGATGTACCACTTACCTGTTGCCTTGTTCTGGAATCCATGGTCGAAGTAACGCACCCAAGGAAGGGCATCTTCACCGTCAACTGCTGAACCAGGAAGGAAACGAATGACCGCTAGAGCGTTACCTGACTTGTCAGGTGTAGGCTTCCAATAATTGCCTTCATCCTCACGCTCATAGTTCGATGATGGGTTTGAGAGTTTATCGACTTCCTTGAGTAGGTTGCCGAAGTCCTTAGACTGCTTTTTTAGATTAGAAAAGTTCATTATATTCTCCTTGTATAAACGTTGTATGTTATCTTATCCACATTACCATCATATAATAAGTTATTATAACAGAACAATCTCGTTCTGTCAAGTGATATTTATTGGAAATAATGGTAGGGACCGAAGCCCCTACCATTAAATATTTTACTTACCGAACTCTAGTCCAGTTTTTCTATTTATAATTTTTCCTGCAACAACAGCATATTCTGGGTGAATAGCATATAGATCATAGATCATTTGTGCTGCCACTGATGCATCTTTGTTGTTTCTGATGAGAATAGCCATTGCTTCTAGGATTTCTTCTTGTGTCATTTCTCTCTTTCTCCCTTATAAGTCTTCCTGTATATCACTAATTCATTGGTCATGTAATATACCTAGGTAGAAAACTACCTGGTCGGACAGGCTATATTCTTCACCAAACTCATCGACAAATATTGAACGTCCTGTCGAATCTTTATTTAATGTGTATATACCATCTGCATAATCAAGTAGAATATCTGATGTCTTACCCGTTAGTAACTTCATCGATTTTCTCCTTTAATATGGCTTTGAATTTCTCTCGGTCATATTTTAGAAAAGGCTTGTATCGTCTGAGTTTCAAAGCAATTTTTGACCAAATTACATCATTGGTACCCAGGTATTTATCAAACTTATCAAAGAAAGGAATGTAATCATTCAATATCACCATTGTTTCAGGTGAGATTGACTTTCTAAGATATAGTCCTGCAATATATGGATACTCACCTTCTACAATCTCAAATGGCTTATTTAAGCCGTGACTAAACGCTTTATCTAGATTTTGGGTATATATATAAGACAGCGATTGCCGTCTCGCCTTATATTTAGTAAAATTGTCTATTGCATCATCTTCCAAAAGTTCTGTAATATAGTTACGATCTTCTAGACGATTGGCTATAAAAAAGTCTGCCAAATCTCTCTCATTATAATCTTTGGCAACCTTTTCAAAGAACCAACGGTCAGACCTTTTCTCATATGTTCTCTTAAATGCATTGACCTTATGATACTTGAACATATCAAATGTAGGTGAACGAAAGTGTGTCCTCACCGTAACAAAGACAACATATGCACCATAACCTGTGAAGTGAGACATTATACAATTCTGTAAATTTTATTTGAATATCCGTATTCTAGGTTAGAATATACTTCCTTATCATAAATTTGGGTAGGATCTTCCAACTGTTCAATTCTATCATAATCAATAATTTTTAGCAAGTGAATAAATGTATTGGAAGAAAAATATACTTCCATTCCTTTAGAATGTGCATCCATTAGGAAGTTCCAATTTCTATTAGCTTCACTTTCAACTCTAAATATATTTGAGGCAATAATCACATTACATTCTGGTAAATTTACATATGTCCCAAAAGCATAAGGAGAACATTCGTTTCCTATGACGGCCAATATTGCACCAGTATGTGTAAGAGGAGGTATGCACCCACCAGCCAAATCTAAACCACATTGTTTGATTTGAATATTCAATACTCCATAATCCATGGAAAAAGTCTGTATTTTCTTTTTGTTAAAGTGAATATAATTCCTTCTAACAAAATTGGCAAGATTGAATCCATGCATAAACTTAGTTGCTGGAGTATCAAAAGAAAATAGGCCAGAATATTCATCAACAAAGTAACCACTCTTTAGTAATGGTACTATAGAGTGATAGTCCTTGATTAAGATATTATAATAATAATCTAATATCTCCTTGCTAAAATTTTCATTATTAAAGAAACGATTAAATTTGTCCTTCCAATTATCTGAGGATGGAACATTTTCGTTTAGCAATATTTCAAAAGGTGATAGATTATATTTCATTTTAGATAGGGAGTTGAGATGTGTTATTACGTTTTAGAAAATGTAGGTCTTCGGCCTCTAACTGTATTTTAGATTTGAGAACACCAGATACCAGTTTACCTGCCATTTCAATTTCGAAACCGGTTTCTTCACAGTAAAGAACAATTGCTTCAATGTATGGAATATCTTTCATATAGACCATTTCCTCAATAGCCATTGAAAATCGATTTATATCTTCAGGTGTCATTGTGATTTTGACCCCGATACAAAGTAATTTAATTGTTCTGCTACCTGTAGGATTTTATTAGCATCGATGATTTCTAGTTCTGGGAAATCTGGTGGAGATTGATTATTTGCCAAGGCTAGTTCTCTCTGACTATGCCAGTTGTTCTCTAATCTGGTTCTTTGTGATATTGTTCTATCACATTCAATTGATTGTGCAAGTTTCAATAGCTCAAGTCTAACTTCGAATGGTGTCATTTTGTTTCTCCTGTGTGTTATAGATGTAATTCGCCAGGTAATCCAACGTCGAATGATCCTTTTATGAAAATATCAAACGCTAAACAATATCTGATAATATTGGAGGTATTCTGATCAGTAGAATGCCCTAAAAATGACGGGAAAAATATTAGCATATTGTTTTTAGGTTGGATAAAAAACCTTTCGCAATTATATATGTTCCAATTTTTTATATTCCATCCGAAAAACTTTTTCAAAGGATCGTCATGTGATTGAGGTCTATGTAAGTTGATCCTGCTACTATCGTCTGATACATTTAA